ATTATGAATTTAGAATTAAAGAAGTTTGATATGAAAAGTATATCATTTAAGCCTAATGAGAACAAGGGTCCTGTAATTGTATTAATTGGTCGTCGTGACACTGGTAAGAGTTTTTTAGTAAGAGATTTATTGTATTATCATCAGGATATTCCTATAGGAACAGTTATATCTGGCACTGAAGCAGGTAATGGATTTTATGGTAAATTAGTACCTAAATTATTTATTCATGATGAGTATAATACTGCTATTATTGAAAATATTTTAAAGAGACAAAAGATTGTAATGAAGCAAGTAAAAAAGGAGACAGAAGCATACGGTAGATGTTCTATAGACCCTAGAACATTTGTCATATTAGATGATTGTCTTTATGATAATACCTGGGCTAGAGATAAGTTAATGAGATTGCTTTTTATGAATGGAAGGCATTGGAAAGTAATGCTTATTATTACTATGCAATATCCTTTAGGGGTTCCTCCAAATCTTAGAACAAATATTGATTATACTTTTATTTTAAGGGAGCCATATGTTTCAAATAGAAAACGCATTTTTGAAAATTTTGCTGGTATGTTTCCAACATTTGAAAGTTTTTGTCAAGTAATGGACCAATGCACCGAAAATTATGAATGTTTAGTTGTTGCAAATAATGCAAAATCAAATAAATTAGTTGACCAAATTTTTTGGTATAAGGCATCCGCTCATAGAGATTTTAAGTTAGGTTCTAAGGAATTTTGGGAAATGTCTAAGGGTCTTGATTCTGATGATGATGACGGTGAAGATTTCAATCCCAATTCAGGCAAAAAGGGACCTGTTATAAATGTTAAAAAAAGTAAATGGTAAATTATCATAAAAAATTTTTTAAATGATAATTTATTTAATTAAATACAAGAGGGCATCCGTTTGAATCTAATACTTGTCCTTCTGTTGCTATTTGCACTATGCCAATAATCCAAAATACAATAACGACAGTCGCCCATACACATGCTCCACAACTAGTGGCACATTTCATAAATGATTCTTTATCATCTAACGGAGCAAGGTCATCTGATTTATTACAACAGCATAAACAAGAAACCGATGCAATTATTATAAAACAACAACCACCAAAGAATATACCCATATACATTCCAAATATATCCCATCTTCCCATATTACCAAATCCAGCTCCAAACATTCCTGTAATTGGAATAGCTTGTAAAACTAATGGACCTGTATGGTCTATTCCTGATTTTTTGCATTTACCCAAATCATTATCAAATTCATAACATTTCTTGGCAATACAATAATCTCTATTTTCATATTGTTCTAAACAGGGATATGGACAAACACATTTTGTTGGTAACCCTGAGCAATTAAATCTTTGTTCAGTTGAAACATCTTGGGAATTTAATACGCGTAATCCTTCACCATCTACCAATACAGGCGATAGAAGACTTGCGAACAATAGAGTAACAATAAGCATATTTATAGATGCGAGTAAAGAACTAGACATAATAGGACTAATCTATTGAGAATCTTACAAATTATTTTCAATTTTCAAATTAAAAATGCAAATAAGCTTCTCTGATATTTCTTTACTTGGGATAGCTTCTCCTTTTTCTAATTTCATAAAATCATCCTTTTTTATATCAAGTTTATGACACATATCTTCAACACTTAGTTTATTAAGTAATCTTAATTTTAATATAATATTACCTGTTTCTCGTGATTCGTTTGCAAAAAAATGCGTATCTGAGTCAGGAGATAATATTTTTGGAGAAATTTTATTAAAAACATTTTTTTGTAATTGATTATCTGTTGTTATTCTTGGCAGCATTAAATAAATATATAATCATTTTTCTATATTACTTCAATTTGTTTAAATTTACCTCCGCCTAGACTTTTGTCTAACTCTACTTCCTTATTTTTACGAGCTATTATTTCGGTTATTTTACAATTATGACTTTCTGGAGTTCTATGTTTTGGACAAAAGGTCTTACCACATTTACATATAATACATAAATCAACCGCAGATAGTTTTTTTTTACATCGTTTTCCATCTAATCTACAGTGACACCTTGGAACCTTTTTTTTTGTTTTTTTAACTTCTTGATTTTGAGGCTCTTGATTTTCCATATTATAATATATTCAATAAAAAATATATTATATTTATTATTTTATTTCAATTTTTAATCTTTTTTATCATCTGTCTTTTCAGTAATTTCTACTTTGACATTTTCTTTTTCATCTGTGTTAGAGGTTAAAAGTCCTCTATCAATTGCATTTTGAACAGCAGTGCCTCTTGGAACATTATCACCCTCAAACAACTCTTTACGAATATCAGCGGAGGTTACTTCATCTTTTCCACCTAGGACAGCTTCAATTGTATTATTAACACCAACTAGTTGTCCATCTTTATTAATATTCTGTGTAAGTTTATTTCCAGTTTCCTTAGCAATCTTTTTGTTTTCCTTAATAGCTTCGCGTTTGGCTTCTAATACGCGCTTTTCGAATTCAGTTTTTGCAGCAGCTTCATTCTTATTTTTCTCATTCATAAGTTGATTAAGCTCATCTTCTAGATATTCAACGCGGCCAGTTTTATAAGCCTCTGGTTCCCAAGGAATCCAATTGCCAACAGGTCCAACATAAATATCGTGATTTGGGTCAACTTCTCTTAAAAGCTTACATCTTAATTCTGCCTCTTCTTGAGTAGAATACACTCCTCTTATTTTTAATCCTCTAGTGCTAGTTTGAAAAGCATTTGCACTGTTATATTCATCTTCTAATCTTTCTTCATTAGCGTCTAAAAAGTTTTTGTATTCATCTCTAATATAATTAGTAGTAAATGTATCCTTTTCACTTTTAGTATACTCTTGAAAATCCTTCATTACATCATCAAAATTAATTGAATATTTATATGATAAGAAATTTAAGAATTGAGAAAACTTCTGGACACTTTTTGTAAAATCATAATGTTTTAGGAATTCCTGAAATAAAAAATGATTTTTTTGCACTAGAATATTTTCTGGACTTACAAAACTTAAACAAGCAAACTTTTGTCCAGAAATTGGTTTGTCCTCTTCTAGTAAATCAACATATTTAGGATTAGGTGTTCCGTCAGCGTTATTTTGATATGTGCAACCGGGTTTTGACATATTATAATATTTTAAGAAGTTTCATATTTAAGTTTTAATTTTAATATATATTTTTTTCTTAATATTATTTATAATGCTTCAAAAGTTAGCACAGATGTTAGATTTAGGAGAACTTGTACGCAGAGCAGTCAAGTACCTTGTTGAAGGTGTTATGGTTGCTATTGCCGCCTATGCAATCCCAAAGAAATCTCTTAACCTTGACGAAGTTGCTCTTATTGCCTTAACAGCAGCCGCAACTTTCTCAATCCTTGATACATATGTTCCATCTATGGCCGTTTCCGCTCGAAGTGGTGCTGGCTTTGGTATCGGCGCAAATCTTGTTGGTTTCCCCCGTATGTAAATAAAATAAATAATTAATAAATTTACTATTTATTTTATATTGTTGGAACAAATTCCCATTGTAATTCTTTACAAATTTTTTTCCATATTTCATCTTGTTCAATTCTCTTTACTGGGTCTTTTAACATAGGAAAAAATGGTAAAAATGTTTTTTCATCTAGTAATTCACACATTTTATATAGAACATAATAGTAATTTAAAAAATTAACTCTATCATCTGGACAATGTTTAGCATAAGGCATTTGTATTTCCATAAATAAATTACATAATTTTTCTTCTAATTCAGGACTCATTATAGGTGGTCTAATTCCCAATTTATCTTTTATAAAAGGTATATGTTCATAGTATTTATTATAACCTAATTTCTTAAGAATATCCTTTGCTTTTTTATTTGTCATTTGTTTTAATGTAATTCTTTCTTTTTTAATTTGATTTTTAATATTAGTTAAAACTTCATCAGGTATTTGTGTTGTTTCTTTCGCTTGAAACTGTGCCAATATTTCCCTGAAATGATTAATTCTTTTATACGCATAAAAACAAACTTCCTTAGGTGGTTCTTTATAACTAGGTTTCTCATGTTCAACCAAAAATTGTTTTTGAATACCACATTTATTACAAATCACTAGACCCTTATAATCTACTTGAATCCATTCTCCTCCACAATGTTCGCAAATTTCATAATTAATTGTATAATTATTAATATTTAAATGACCCTCATCTAAATTAATTAAATACTTATTTATACTTGTTTCATCAATCTTTTTCTTTTCTATTTTTTTATTTGGATTGAAAAAAGAGTGTAGTATTTTTTTTTTATTTATATCTATTCCTTCAGACATTTTCTTTTTCTTTTCAAAATATTCAAAAATAATACCTGAATTCTCTAATAAATATTCTTTTTTTTGTTTTTTTAATTTACTAATTTTTTTCCTAATTTCAGTTATTTGGTCTTGAATTTCTAATTTATCTTCTATATTTTTAGTTATTTTTAATTTTTTCTTTAGTAATTTTTTTGTTTCCTTTAGTTGTGGTATTTTTTGAGTGTCAATATTAGTAAATTCAGCCATTTTTTCATTATGTTTGCTGTCTAATGTTACATTTGCATTTTTTTTGACCTTAATTTTTTTATTAGCCTTTGGCTTAAAATTAGGCATAATATATTATATTAATCAAAATATATTTAATTTAAAATTTACTTAAATTGATAAATCGTTATATTTTTGTTTCGATTATCTAAGAACTAATATATGGATGTTGATATAAATATTGATACAAATAATATGAAAATAGACTGTATTATGTTACAAAAAATGATATTTATATACAATGCTTTAGAAAAAGGTTGGACAATAAAGAAAAAAAATAATGCTTATGTTTTTACAAAAAACCACGAAGGTAAGAAAGAAGTTATGCTAGAAGATTATTTGAAACGATTTATGATGGAAAATCTGGATATTAGTAAAATTAAATAAATAAATTAATTAATTAAATAAATAATTAATTTATAAATTTTTTTTTCTTTAGCAATATTATAAAATGGGTGGAGGACTCATGCAGCTCGTAGCTTATGGCGCACAAGATGTTTACCTTACAGGTAACCCACAGATTACCTTCTGGAAGGTAACCTACCGTCGTCACACTAACTTCGCAATGGAATCTATTGAACAGACTTTCAACGGACAGGCTGATTTCGGTCGCCGTGTCCAGTGCACTATCTCCAGAAACGGAGA